TCGTATTCGTATACGGCAACTCTTGCACTTCCGTTCAGCGGAATAGTAATCGGTTCGCCTTTCTGCGGCTCCGGCAAAGCTCCGGTGTAGTAGTCGAACACCTTCGCTGCCTTGAGAGGCTTTGCCAGCGTGATAGCGCTGTCGTTGGTAGTGCTGCCATCGTTTTTGCCGGTTGTGGTTGCATCCGTCACTTCTACGAGCGTCGGCTGTGTCACGTTCTGGTTTCTGAACCACTCGTTATAGATGAGACCGTAGGCTCTGCCCGGCAGAGCGCTCACGCTGATGCCCTCGACTTTGGTAGGTAGACCTAGATAGTCCGCTAGCGTACCTTCTGCCCATCCGCCCGTCGGTGCCGTTACTTGCGGTATACTGTACTCCGTCTTAGGCGTCCATGCGGTTTGTTTGTTTTCGCCCATAAACTCCTTCCAGTGCTCCCACAAGAGTCGGTTTGGCACGAAAAAGAAGTAGAAGTCGCAATAGGCGTTGTCCATTACCGGGAAGATGGGTGTCGCCATTCGCATCACACACGCAACATCGACTTGGTGCGTATCACCCGGTAATACTTCATCTAGGTAGATTGGGATGAGGTCGCCCGTGTTGAAGGTCGTTTTGTTGTCGTTGTTGCGTTGGAATCGGCTGCGGCTTACTCCGACCTGCGGATTTTGTGCAAATTTGTATTCACTGTTGCGGTTCATTCTTTCACCTCACTTTTTTCAGCCGGTTTTTCCGCTTCGGCTTTTTGTTTTGCTATGCCCATTTTGTCTGCCCACTCTTGGGTTCCATAGGCCATGATGTATTTTTCGACATCATTGTCCCACTTGTTTTTGACTTCGATGGGCAGCTTGTCAAACTCTGCTTCCGCGTCTTTGATACGCCCATACCACTCGTGGTAGTTTGTCGGCGCGTCTGAAATATCGGTCATTGTTTCGCTGGTCTGCCAGTCCTGACTGCCCAGTGCAGTCGGGTCATACGTTGCCCGCTTGATGATGTTTTCGATTTTGGTTTCATCTAGACGGCTCTGGATGAGTGCATAGACGTCCGTTTCTCCGGTTTTTACCAGCTCCCGGCCTTCTTCTGTTACCTTGTACTCATATTCCGGCTCACGGCCGTTGCCGGTCAGGCTCGTATGCCTTACCTGCCCGCTGTATGCGCTCCGAAACTTACTCATTGGGCTTGCCCTCACATACGCATATGTTGGTGTTATCGATGATTTTGCCGGTCTCGTCCTCCATGGTGCAGATGTAGTACAACTGGAAGTCTTCCGGCTTGACGCTGATAAAGCTGTCTTTGTTTTTCTGCTGGCTCTCGAAGAGTCTGCTTGCAACAGCATCGTTTTGCTGCTCAAACAGTCCGCTGTAGCTCTTGGCCATTTTGTCATAGATTGCATAGTATCTTTTCAGCATTACAGTCTCGTGCCTCCTCGCATGTTCTTAGGGCTTACGTTGACGGCTTTGGTTTTCTTTGCCGTCTGGGTAAACACTTTCGTGTCTTTCGATTTTTTGACTTTACTCCTCTTCGCCATTGTTGATTCTCCTTCTGATTTGTTCTACCTCAATTTCTGTCGCTTTTGCCTTTTTCCGGAAGACCATGTCAAGGTAAAATTTTGCGTCATCGTACTTTGCGGCCTGTCGTAGCAGTTTGTAAGCGGCGTCGATTTCCTTGTAGGTTCGCGCCAGTTCCTGCATTAGGCTCGTATCGGTCTGGTCTCTCACGTTCCATGCTTTGTGCTCCATGGTTACTCCTTGGGCATGTTGTTGCTCTCTACAGCGTGATAGATTTTGTCCAGCATGGCTAAAATCTTTCGGATGTTGTTAAACAGCGCATTAATTTCTTGGAGAGTCAGAGCAATTACCTTCTTTCTTTAAATTTTTTGTATAAATGGCTTTTTTAAAAACAGAGGAAACACTTTCCGCTGTTTAACTATCTTTTTTATATCAAAAAAAAGAGGCTTTGTCAAGCCTCTTTAGTGTATTCTTTCCAATCGAAGGATTTTGTGTCTCCGTTTCTTAAGTTTGTCCATTCGAGCATTGTGTAGCAATTTCCTTCCGCGTCGATGTAGTCTTTCAGCTCGTAGTAGTTTTTGCCACATTCTGCATATCCGTAGATTTCGAGTTTTGTCATGGTGTTTTCGTTTAGTCTAGGTTTCCTCATTTTTATTACCTGCCTTTCTTTGATTATATTATACCATACTTTTTATATTTGTCAATAGTTTTTTGCAATTTATTTTAGAAGGTCATGCGCTAGGCGCGGTGCGCCGTGCGAAGAGCATGACGTGACTTTTCGGCTGACTGCCGCACTGCCTTTAATTCTAATTTTCAACAGTTTGTGGAAAACTTATGCCTTTCAACATTTTCCACATACTTTTCAACATCGTTATACGCAATAGACTTTAGTCTGGTAAAGTGTTTCAACATTTCAACAAGTTTTCAACAAACCTTTCAACATTGAAATATGCTTATTTTTTACGATGTTATGTTTCAAATTTATGGTTTTCAACTTTTTCACAGTGCCTACTACTACGGCTACAACAAGTTATATTATAAAATAAAAAATACAGGCGTGCGTGCGTGCGCGTTTCGCGCGTGCGCGTATGCCTGTATGTTATAGCTCGTAACTCCGTTCTCCTGCGGTAGCCCCTTGGGGGGCGTACACGCAAGGGGGGACTTTTGTCCCCCCTTGCCAGATTGTTTAAGTTAACCATGGATAACTGTGAAGTTTGGGTGTGGGCCTAATCCTCCTCTTGATAGGATTAGGCCCACTGACACCATTAGAGAATTCCTCTTGCTTTACTAAAGCGTTCTCTGAGATTCTTTTCTTTAATTTTCCCTTGCTGTTCTATGGTCACGTCTGTGTTTGACATTTTTACTTTAAGTGCATTTATTGCGCTTGACTGCCTTTTTTCTTTGACTTCCCATAACCTTTTGGGATTTTCAGTCTCTTGCATCTTGTCAAAGTACCTTGGAATGGGCCTTTTTTTGCCGTTAAAGTATAACCCATCGTCTTTGTACATTTGCTCTTTGTGCTCTTGGTAGTAGTCGTATCCTAGACCTGGATTTCGTGACATACAGCAGTAAGGCGCTGGTAGCCCTAGCTCATTGTATCGTTTTGTGTCGTTGCCGTAGGCTTTTTTTGTCACATATCCCGCTACATACGCCATTGTTTCCGGTGACGCCTCTGCAATTATCACATTGCCCATTCCCCAGATTTTGTCTATTGTTTCGCTTTCAAAGTATGGATTATTGCCTCTTTTTTTCTTAAGGTCTGGTATTTCTAACCCATAATAGATTGCATGGTGATGCGGTCTGCCTGTGGTTTCGCCGTATTCGCCGCAATAAAAATATCTGAGGTCTGTACCCCATTCATCGGACATTTCTTGCCTTTTTCGTAGCCTCTTGTTAAAAAGCACCATGTCCTCTTGCAATAGGATTTGCACAACTTCTGGCGCGTCTCCCGTTGTCCACTGGTGTACTGCTCCACGTATAAGTTCGCCTGTTGCTCTTATCATTCCGGGCACATATTCTTGATTCCATGTAAGAGTGAAAAACCATGCTGGTGTGAGTGTTTTTGACTCCATTAACATTCTGGTCTCCCAGTCTTGCCGCTGTCTAAGTCTGCATCCCAGACATTTGCCGCATGGTAGCAGCATGACATCTTTTCTATATGCTAGGCTTTCGTATGTTGCCGCTGGATTATGCGCTCTTTCTCTGTATTTTTCTAGGGTCATGATTGACCCTGTTATGTTATGGTCGTTTGGGTTGTATACTCTGATGAGTGGTCTTTCGCAACTCATTTAAAACTGCCTCCTCTACTGCCGCCGAAGCCTTGTTTGTCTTTTTTGCTGCTTCCGGCTGCTGTGCTTTTGCCGCTGTTGTTGTTTTGGTTGAGCCATCCGGTTAAGTCCGGGAAATCCGTCTGATAGCTGTTGTAACCGCTACTGTGCATTTCTCCGCTTGAGTCTGTCCAGTTCCAACTTTCCGCTTTGGTTTTCGAGTAGTTTGCGGTTGTGCCGGAGATTGTCGGCATACTTGCCGACTGTGTTCCGACACTCGGCGCGCTCATACTGCTTTGCCCGATTGTGCCTTGTGCTCCTCCTGGTGTGCTTGCTCCGCCCTGTTGATACGCCAGTATTGGATTTAAGCCGGCTTTTCTCATGTCGGCCATTGCCCTCTGATAGCTTGTGTTACTCATACGCTCCTGCCACGCTCTGTTAGCTGCTGCCTCTGCGGAGTTGTAGGACATTGCCGCGTCCTGCTGGATACGATTGTAAACGCCCTGCTGGATAGCTCCCAGAGTGTTTAAGCCCAGTGCCAGGAGAGAGTTTTTGTTGTTTTGCATGCTCTGCATGCCCTGTGCTTGTTGGCTCTGTCCCAGAAAGTATTTTGCCAGCTCTTTTGTCTGGTCCATGTTTACTCCGCTTTCGCTGGTCATGCTAGAGCCGCCTTCGCCGTGTGCGCTGTTGTAACTGTCGGCTGATGTGCTGCCACTGCCCGATGTGCCTTTGAGCGCGTTAAAGATGCCGGTTCCTGCGCTTATAAGGCCGCTTACGCCACCCAGTACTTTTGCGCCTGTTGATAAGGCTCCTAATAAGGCTGGTAATGCCATTTTCAAAAATAGCCGGGGTTTTGTCCCCGGCTGTCTCCTTTCCTTAGTGATGATCGATGAGGCCGGGAATGCTGTAGACCGGCATGCATCGAGTTGTTTTGTTCATGAAGTAGAAGTCTGCAATAAAGTCCGGCTGAGACTGTACCGCAAGAGTCCGCTTCATTTCTGCTTCGCCCTGTTCCATCCAAGCCGTGCTCAGAGTGGGGAGCTTTTCGTAGTCCTGTGCATAGTGCCATGCATCGAGACTCTGTTGTGCGTTGCTTCGGAAAAGCCCAGTTACTTTGCTGGGCTTGTACCTGTAGTCGGCCCATGCCTCTTGGTAGCCGAACGCCTCTTCATCTGTCGTGTTGCCCTGTGCATAGATCTCTTTGTTGAGGATGGCTTGTTCGCCGATGTTTGCCAGTACCGGCCAGTAGTAATCATACCGGCCTTTGCGGCTCCACATTCGCTCGATACCTTGCTGATAGGTCTGGTCGGTTCGCACTACTGCGAGCCCCATGATAAATCCGTGTTCCGTAAAGGACTTGGTAAACATGGGTTTGTTCATCGTGGTAACACTTAGCGCCGCTGTGTTGCCCAGCGGACTCGTGTTATCGCTCGAAGAGGTCTGGATAACCTGAGACACGTTGATAGGCAGTCTGTAGCCGCCCAGGTACTCCGGGATCTGCATACGAGAGTCAGGAGAGATAACCCCGAAGTGCTCGCGCAGTACCTCGCGGTATCTCGTGCCGCCTCGTGCATCTTTTTCGAGCAGCTTTTGAATCTGGAATGCCTGACGTAACTGGTTGATTGTCGCTGCGGTGACGCTACTCATATCTGCCGCCAGCACTCCCGGCTTCGCAGGCAAGTCGTACAAAATGTAGTTGCCATATTGCTTTGGGCTAGTGAGTGTGTCTCCCAGCTGCGGCTTGCTGATTGTTTCGCCGTATTTTTCCGTCGGCGCGTTCGGGTGTGTTTTGTCGTATTCGTATACGGCAAAGAAAAAAAGATTCAT